CGATTGTTCACGGCGTTAGCCTTAGCAATTACCAACCTTAAACGGTCAAGGTGACCCTTACCTGAGGGTTTTATTTTCAGGCATACATGGGACAATATCGTCCCTTTCCCTTAATAAAGAAAGGAATCGGCTATGGCCGCACGTACAGACCTCATCCTCACAGATGGGCAAGCAACGCCAGTTGCACACACCTTCACTCCTGATGGCTCAGACGCCAACGGGGTCCACATCTTTTCGGAGAAAAGTGGAATTCCCGCTGACGATTCACGGTTTACCGTGTCTCTGCGCCGTTCGGGTGGTCGGTTTCGCGTATCGATTAAGCTCGCAGTACCAGTGACTCAGCTCCAGACGGTCAACGGGGTTTCAAACCCCCTTGTTGTCCGTACGGGTTACGCTGAAGTCGGCTTTACCTTCGATGAAACCTCTTCTATGCAAGAACGTTGGGACGTCGTCCGGATGCTCTCGTCTGCTCTTGGAGCAGATCAGGCACAGATTGAGGCACTTGTCGTTGGTTTGAGCGACATTTATTAATGGAAGCGTCGCGTGACCCCTCAGGGGTATACACGGTTCATTTCCTATCAATTCTTGTCCTGGTGATCATACTTGGCTTTGCCATGTATATGATCTCGCTTAGGAACCCAGAAAGGGCCTACGAATGCATAAGCATCAATCGAGCAGCAAGTCTGGAAAGCGGTGGAGACGGCGCAATGCCAATCTACTACTTCCAGAGTCCGCCTCAAACTATATCTTCGGGATCCCTAGGGCTCTCGGAGAAGGAACTGAAACCTTCGCGTTAGAATACCTCTTTAAGGAGTACCTTAGCAAGTACAACGACGAGAGCGTATGCCCTGCTATTGAACGTCGCCAAGCGGCAATCGATAAATGGCTAACGGTTGAAGATCAGAATGCGGTTGTAAACCACATTCTTGAGCATCGCGACAACGGGTATAATCTGTTACCACGTGTCACGAACTCACAGTTCCTAAAGTTTGCGCGAAAACTAACCAGCGATATCCTAGGACCACTTCGCGATGAAGTTGTTCTAGGCTCGTTTAGTGGTGGTGCGTCAACTAGTCGTCGTCGAACGGAAGGCCATCCGGCTTTTAAGTTCGCCGAACAGGCAGACGTTACGTCAACTGCGATTAAGTTTGTGGACCTAGTCTATAGGCTTTCTCCTATGTTGAGGCAATTTGGTACTTTTGATTACCTTCGGGAAGTTGAGGGTGCCGAGTTGTTCACCGTTCCAAAGAAAACGGATATTGATCGCTGTGCTTGTAAAGAGCCAGATTTCAATATGTTTCTCCAGAAAGGCGTCGGCCGTCATATACGACGGCGTCTTCAGCGATTCGGCATAAACCTTAATGATCAAAGTATCAATAGGCGTCTTGCGCAGGTTGGTGCAGCTAACGGTTCGTTAGCCACACTTGACTTGTCAAGCGCTTCAGATACGATAACCATTGAGGCGGTCAGATCGCTTTTGCCCTACGAATGGTTCGAATATCTCAATGATATTCGTAGCCACTTCGTAACGGTAGATGGTGAAACTAACCGTACGGAAATGTTCTCAAGTATGGGGAATGGTTTCACGTTCGAACTAGAGAGTTTACTCTTCTATGTTCTTTCGCGGACCTCCTTGTACTTTGAAGGCATTCCGGGCGTTGTAAGTGTCTATGGAGATGACATCATAATCCCAACTGATGGGTACGATGCTGTCTCATGGGTTCTCGGTACCTTCGGGTTCACCGTTAATCCAGATAAGTCCTTTCACAAGGGCCCTTTTAGGGAATCCTGTGGTGGACATTATCATAGCACTACTGACGTAACCCCTTTCTATCTTAAACGGAAAGCTACGCATCTTACAGATGTAATCAGAGTAGCTAATCAGCTTCGCCGTTGGGCGATGGCTGATCCGATCAGGCAATACATAGTGCCCTCCACATATAAAGTGTGGAGCAAATTGGCAGCTATGGTTCCTGAAGATCTTTGGGGTGGTTCTGACTTTGATGTAGACACTCAACTGGTTTGTCCTAGGTTTCCTACCAAGCGATTAATTCGCGAGGCGAAGCCTAAAGACATTCCGGAAGATGGGAGCTACATTCATTGGCATAACACCAATTGGAGGCGATCATCCGAACCAGATGATTCTGGATTCGAGGCCGTCGACGCGCTTAATAAGCGTTGTCGCAAGGCTAAGGTCGCTTTTGGTGCACCGTTCGTTGGTGATTGGTTCTACGAAGAACTAATCACAACTTCGGAACCGGAGTAAGACTCCGGGGGTCAAAGGTCTCTCC